CGAGATCAGTCGAATTATGGCGGGAACGTCAGATCGTGGACAAATGCTTAATTATCTTGCTTCACAAAGAAAAGAAGTAAACGGAAGCATGGTTTTGGCCGATGCAGTAGTAACACAGCTATATAATGACCAATTAATCAGTAAAGATGAAGAAACACAATTAAAGAATTTGAAAATCATCAACGGAACACCTAAAATTAAAGTATCGGGAAGGGGAAAGAAGGCAACATTATTTAAATTAAGCAATATTAAAACAATTCAGGCTAAAAAGATCAAACTGGGAGGAGATTTGACTAAATATAAATTGTCGAACTTGAAATCTAAAACACAAAGTGCTAAAATACAGGGAGTTAGGATAGAACAGTATAAATAGTTCTCGACAAAAGAACTTTGTGAGGACACCTTAATTTTTAGGTGTCCTTTTTTTGTGGAAAATATGAGAAATTTTAATTGTCAAATTTTATTAGATAAGAAAATTATTAGTTTTCCTTATCTTTACAGAAAGGGGGTTGATTAGCATTTCAACAATCACACCAATTTTATCAGCGGTTCCGGATAATTTTTCAACAACGCTTTCAACGGATATTTCCGTTAGTGCTATATCTGTTAACTTAGATAGCATCACAGGATTAGGTACAGAGGGTGTTGGGGTTATCTTTAAAAAGAAAATAGACGGAACACCGGACGCAACCACGATTGAGTTTGTCCACTGGACGGGGTTGGGAACAAATATTATTATTTTAACCGACACCGGCGATAGAGGGATCGCAGGTTCTTACGCCGGCGCTCAAGCCCACGCAAAAGGAGATACTTTTGAGGTTTGGGTGCATTCTTCTTATTATCCACGAACTGCGATTTTAGCCGAGCATTCTTCAACTGGGGTACACGATACCACTAAGGTGGTTGATTTAGTAACTGCCCAAACCCTAACCAACAAAACATTAACTTCACCAATTTTACAGGGAATAGTTGATGGTTGGATTTCGGCCAATGAAACTTGGGCTTATGCCTCGGCCACCACTATTACAGTTCCAACGGGTGCAACTGCTAAATATGCCAAGGGCGACAAGTTAAAACTTACACAAACAACAGTCAAGTATTTCTATGTTATTGGAGTGACCGATACGGTTCTTACTGTTGTTGGTAATGGGGCGGTGGTGGTTACGAATGCAGCAATTTCAGCTAACTATTACTCTCACATAGAAAACCCGAATGGATTTCCTGCTTATTTTACATGGACACCTACTTGGACATCAGAGGGGGGAGCGTTTACCAATAACCCAACCCTTGCTTTTGCGAGATTTTATATAACAGGTGGTTATTGCCATGTGGCAGTAAATGCTACTTATGATGCCACATCGGGCGGGTCTGGTAGAACACAATTAAGTTTTCCAGTTGTCCCATCCGATACTTCTGTGGTAATAAACGGAGTTCGTAGTTCGGGGAACTTTACCTTAGCTGGATGGGCATATACTGATGGAAATGGATATTTTTATAAGTATGACGGAACTACGGCAATCGCAAATAGTGTCGCTTTTTCAATAACCTGTGATTATGCTTACTAAACCTATACCTTTGGGCATAATTATTAGCATAACAAGTTTACTGATTAAGTTTTTATAATATGGAAAGTTTAGAAGGATTAGCACAATTAGGAGGTACACTGGCAACGGTAGTTGTCTTTATTTGGTATTTAATGCAAAAAGACAAAACCAACAACAAAATTTACGAAGAATTTAATACAACCATAAATAACCACCTTGACCATTCTACGAGAGTCATTGAAAAGAATAACCAGATTTACAACAAAATGGCGGTTACTCTTAAAGAACTTTGCATCATTATCAAAAAGAACAAAAAATAGATGAAACAAATTGTAATTCAGGCCGGTCATGTTAATACTACAACGGGGGCAACGGGTGCCCCGAACGAAATGTCTTTTAATTTAGACATTGCGAATACTGTATCGAGCGAACTTCGCAAGCGAGGCTTCTTGGTTCAACAAACAGACGCTAACGCTGACAAAGATCAATCAATTACTTCTAAAGATTGGGATATGTTTTTGGCAATTCACTACGATGCAGACATCTATGGAAAAGGTGGATATTTTGTTGACTATCCCGAACCTTCTACCGACGGAGCAACTAAAGAGAGCCAGAGAATAACAAAAGTTCTTTCCGATAAATATGGGAAGGTTACTGGAATAGTTAACCATCCCGAAAGATCAAATTCTAACACTAGGTATTATTATGTTTGGAAGACACTTTCATCCAAGACTCCTTGTGTACTGATTGAGTGCGGGGTTGGAATGCACGTCCCGGATGATTGGCAAATATTACACTTTGACCGACCACGAGTAGTGGAAGCTTTAACCAGAGGTATCTGTCAAGCATTTGGCGTAACCTACGACCTACCTAAGCCACCAGAACCACCCGTTGTAACACCACCAGTAGAAACACCCACCCCGCCAGTTATAACCCCACCTGTCGTGTCAAGCGAACCCTGCCAAGCAGAAAAAACATTGCAGACAGTCAGGGGAATAGTTTTCGGAAAAGGTTTTTGGTGGACAAAGATAAACAATCTCAAAAAGCTACTGGCATAGTAGCAAATATGGAAACCAATCAATACAAAGTGATTGTTGAAGAAATAAGAAATATTAGTTCTGATATAGCCCGACTTGACGGTGATCTTACGAGAGACCGCCATGAATTAGCGGACTTTAGGGTTCAAATGGCGACTTTGACTGAAGAGGTGAAGCAACTTAGAAAAGAAATGACCGCCATAAAAAGCGATGTTGGTCGAGAGGTAGAAGATAGTTTGAAACCAGTAACTAAAGATATGAAAAATTTATCTAAAGAAATAAAAACCAAGAAAACAATGATTATAACTAAGAACGGATTGGTTGATTACATAAAGGGAATGTTTAGAAAGAAGGTGGAAAAATGACAGAATTTTTAAATTAGACAAAAGATTACGGACTAAAGATCGCTATTGGAAATTGGCTTATTGGTTTTGCTAAATGGTTCGTTGGGGCGAAACGAATTGAATTGACTTATAAAAAGGAGGCGAAAGATAATGGATAAATTAAAAACAGTATCAAAAGAAACTTGGGGAGTGGCATTGTGGGTATTTGTCTCAGCGGGTCTTGGGGCAATTTTGACATGGGCTTCGGGTAAACCAGAATTTTTACAATATTCACCAGTAATAAATATTCTACTTTACTTTCTTAATGAATTGAAAAAGGGAAAAGAAACAAAGTAACAACTTAATTTACATTAGCTAGGAAAATGTAAACAAAAAAGACGGGGCTTAGTTTGAATAAATCAATAACTTCTTTTGGATCAGGAAAGTGGTGTCCTCGTCTTTTTCTACTTATAGTATATCATACGTGTCTAATTAGCGTAACAAAATGAATACCAAATATATAAATTGCTCTTTAAAATAATGGCTTAGGCCAAAGGAGGAATATATGGACTGGATTATTCGTGTTTCCATGAGAGCGATGTACGGTGCGGCTGATTCAGCTTGTAAAGAGATGACAAGGTTATCCAAGTGCGGCTGTCCTTCTTGCCTGAAAGAAAAACAAAAACTATTCGAATCGTGGAGTCGTTTTGTCAATGTAAGCAAGAGGATAGTTTATAAAGGGGAGGGACTGAAATGATTAACTGTGACAAATGTCGGCACGGCAAGAAGGAGAAGTTCACCTTGTTACCTGGTGTCAGTTTTCCAATGACAAGGTGCAAACTCAAGAAGGTTCCAGGGAACTGTAAATCCTACATAACCACCCGCTTCTGGGATTTAAAAGAATACATAAGGAGAAGGAGATGAGTGACAAGGTAAAAACATACATGACACGGGGTAGCTGGATACTGCACCTTGAGATACAAAAGAACACTTCCAACGAGCAGATTGGCGACTACTCCAACCAAATTCTTGCCCTTCAAATCAAGTGCCGTAAACTCCAAGTCAAGATTGACGAGTGTAACAAGATCGAACGGGGCGCTTGGATTGCGGAGGTCGAGGGAATGGGAGTTCGCTACTTCTTGGAGGACGACAGCTTTTGCTATGAATCATACAACAAGGGCGAGTTAGGATTCAGGTCAAGGGAGAATGTAGAATGATTTACTTACCGAACGGAGAACTGCACATCTCCAAGCAACCCAAGTCAACGGGGTATTCAACAAGCCAAGTCTTTGATCACAAGTCGCTTTTTAAAGGCAATGAGTTGAGATTCGGATTGGTAAGTGATACCCACATGGGAAGCACGAAGGAGCGGGTCGAAGAGGTGGTAGAGGCTTACAAGATCTTTGCCAGAGAAGGAATCAGCGTCGTGTATCATTGTGGAGACTTGGTTGCAGGCTCAAAAGTGTATTCTGGGCAAGAAAACGAGCTGAAGGTGTGGGGCATGGTCAATCAAGGCGATTACTTTTGTGAGAAGTATCCCCTGATTCCAGGCATTACCACTTACTTCATCACTGGAAACCATTGCCTTAGTTACCTGAAGCAAAACGGAGCAGACATCGGTCTTTACATCGCAGCTAAGCGACAGGATTTGGTGTATCTCGATCAGATTGAAGCAACCGTCGAAATTGCCCAAGGCATAACCTTAATGCTTGTTCATCCACTTGGCGGAGGCAGCTACGCCCTTTCATACAAACTACAACGTCGGATTGCCTCTATGGAAGGCGGAAGCAAACCAAGTATCCTCGCAAGCGGACATTTCCACGTCTCATATTACATGGACTACCGAAATGTCTTTGCTCTACAGGTTGGGTGCTTTGAGAAGCAAACCCTTTGGTTGAAAGCGGCGGGGCTTATGCCATCATGTTCTTGCTGGTTGGTTACTGCTAGGATCAATCGCGATTCTATTGTCAGATTCCAGCCGGAAGAAATTAAGTGGTATTAGTAATATGAGCGCATTCTTTGATTTTTGAAGAGTGCGCTCTTTTTATAAAGGTTGGCTAAGAAAACTCAACTGTCTTTAGCAGTTGAGATGAATTAGCCCTGTATGTTATAACTAAATTGTCTGGTTTTGGGACGCAATCGGACATTAAACAGGGATATGATAATATACAAAGCGACAAATAAGATTAATGGTAAGATTTACATTGGTAAAACAACAACATCTTTAAAACAGAGGATGTCTGAACATAAAAGGCGTTCAAAAACGTCTGCTATGACATTTCATTTAGCAATACAAAAATATGGGTTTAAAAACTTTGTCTTTGAACAAATAGCTGAATGTAATAATTGGCAAGAGTTGAATAAACAAGAAATTGAATTAATAGCAAAATATAATTCAATAGACCCTAACCTTGGTTATAATAGGTCTATTGGTGGAAATGGGGTAGGTTCTGGTGAAAACCATCCTTTGTTTGGTAAAAAGAGACCTGAATTTTCCGAAAAAATATCAGGAAAAAATCATCCTAATTATGGAAATACTGGTAAACTATCACCAAGATTTGGACAAACACATTCAGAAAAAACAAAAAATAAAATAAGAAAATCAATGATTGGTAAAATGAATGGAGAAAATAATCCACAATACGATACTGATATTTATCAATTTAAACATAAAGAATTTGGGACTAAAATTTGCACTAAATATGAATTGAGAAAAGAATTTAATCTTGATAGTAAATGTATTGCCTTATTATGCAGAGGTGAAAGAAATATTCATAAAGGTTGGGAAATAATATAAAACGGAAACAAAAACTCGGTGAGGCGTTGACATTAGTCAAGTCTATGAAACGAGAAGCCATTTTGTCTTTAGCATAATGGTAGTTCACTCTTTTTTCGGAGTATATTTTTTGAGGCTCTTCATGGTTTCGTAAAGTTTAAGAGCGGCGATAAAGCCAACAAGCATTGATCTATAAGCAACGTCATCGCGGACGATAGCCACTTCAAAGTCTCCCTCTTTCCCAATACGAATAATTAGTTGTCCGGCATAATCTTCTTCCGGATACTCTTCCGTTCGGGCAAGGCGATAGGCGGCAGTCTGTAAAAACATCTCCGGATATATCCCGCTCGAAGTTTTCAAATCTCCCAGATACATTTTGCCGTCTATGGTACAGACAAAATCCAGCGTCCCGACAAAATGGTATTTGCGGGACATGACCATCTGTTCTGACAGAAGAAATTTAACTTGATGTTTTTCTACCCAAGCCAAAAATAGACCAACAGAATCTCTTAACCCTTCGTTCACCGGCGCGGCTGGATTTTCACCCTTGATATATTGCTCTATAAATTTATGTAAAAACATACCCACTGTCCCCGCGTCTGTCTTTTTCTGATAATGCGCTCGTTTACCACCTTCCCAGACAGCCTGCAATTCTAACTCATCGTACGACTTCCCCGGCTCGATCTGTTGACTAACGTAGTCAATCGCAGTATTAGCCGCCCACGAAATAAGGGCAGGTTTCCCAATTATGGAAAGAATAGTCGTAACCGAAGGAATCTCTCCGTTTTTATCAAAATATTGATGCCGGAAAGACTCGAACATTACTTCTGTTTCTCCGTTATATAGTTTGTTGCGTATTTTCATTTTTTTATTTTCTTTATTACTTTCTCAATCGTTAAATCCATATTTTTTAAAAGGATATTAAAGCGACATAATTCTTCAATCATTTCTTCTCTCGTCCACAAAGCATAAAATCTTTTTTCAGTATTTTTCATTTTCTACCTTCTTCTGTATCACGTCCAACGTAAACTCTACCCAATCCTTGGGTTGCCCCAACTCGTTCGTTTTCTTGGTTGCCCAGTATTCAAAGTACAGCCAATTAAACTTACGAGGCTTGTTCTCAAACTCGGGTACTTCTTTTTTGTCGTAATATGTTTCCGGATCAAAATTTGGTATCATTATTTTCTCCTTACTGGGGGATTCCTGCCCAACCCCCAGTTAGCAAAAAATAATTAGTTTGCCGGTTCTTGATTTTCCCTTACCTGATCCGCTTCTAATTTCTTTGCTTTTGCTCTGTCCTCTTCCAAACCCTTTATGAAGGCGTCTGGATCTTCCGTTTCCGTTGGTGCGTTCACTGGGACGGTTGTCTTTTCGACCACTTTTTGTTCTCCCTGGGGAAGGTCAACAAACCCCTCTAGTTTTTTAACCGTTTTGTTAAAAGCTACAATATTATTAAAGATTTGATTCCCATCCTTACTCTCTGTCTGTTCGACCATAACGTCTACTTGTGCGCCCACTGGAGACTCAGGATCAAAGTTTTCTTGTTCCTCCTTGGTCATATCTCGTCCGATGACGGCTTTTGCCAATTTTCCCAACCAGCTTTTCTGATTAAGAGCGAGACTGCAGCGTCTCCACAAAAGACGACTTCTCGTAGTCGCGGCTTCCTGCCCTTCTTTTGTTGGCATGGGTTTATCGTCCAATATTACAAACTTGTAATTGAGGACATCTACCTCTTTGCCAACAAACTGATTGAACTGCTTAACGAGGTTAACATCCGCTATCTGGACCGTATAACGATCCATCGGGACGGGATCAAAATTACCTCCAACTTTAATTTCAACTTTTTGGCCTTGCAACATATTTATTCACCTCCCTTCGATTCATTACTATTAGTTTGAATTTCAATCCATTCGTTTAGTTTGCTTAGTCTTATCCGGGGTGTTCTATCCGAAAGATATACAATAGGAAGGGAATTGGTCTCGTCTTTTATAAATTCGTAAACAGTTGGACGGGAAACTTGAAGAATCTCCGCCACTTGATCTAAGGTCAATAAGTTGTCATTTGGGTCTATCATTACAATCATAATATTCTTTCTATTTTACGTTGTCAATACCCAGTTTTTGCTACTTGACAATATTTAACAAAAAGAATAATAATGGCTATACCAATGTTAAATCCCTTCACTAAATCTAAATTAAGAATAAAGATTTCTCCATCTTGGGAAAAAAATAAACCCTTCAAGCCGGACATTGTTCGAGTCTTCGAGTCCTGTTCTCCTGATCATCCAAAAATGAGACCTTCCGGCCGAGCGATTGTTACCCTTTGTCCATTTCATTCAGACACCAAACCCAGTTTTGCCCTATATCCCGATACTAATACTTATTATTGCTTTTCCTGCGGAGCATACGGAGACGGGCTTAATTTGGCAATGAAATTATTAGGTTATGATTTTAAATCAGCAATTGAGTATTGTCGTAATAATGATCTCTACTCTTATATATGAACGCAATCGAATATTTTGAAAAACATAGTTTAAATCCAGACTATCTTAAAAAAGTCTTTGGCGTCGTCTGGAATGATGAAAAAATAACTATTCCTATTTACGATGAAGAAGGAAAACTCCTTTTTTTGCGTTACCGCCATCTAGTTGGAGATACGAAGTTCACCTCAGACAAGGGTTCTTACCCCGTCCTTTTTGCCTCCTATAAAATAAAGAAATGTGACAGGGTTGTTTTTTGTGAAGGAGAACCGGACTGTATGCGTCTATGGCAAGAAGGCATCCCTGCTGTCACTGGAACCTCTGGCGTTAAAACATTTTCTGATAAACTGGCGTCTCCGTTAAAGGACAAAAAAGTTTATCTTGCTCTCGATAACGATGAAGCTGGTAAAACTTCTATAGAAAAAGTTTATACAAACCTCCTTGCCGCAAGCGCGATTCCTTCTATTATAATTTTTCCTCCCGAGTATAAAGATCTTTCTGATTATTTTACCGCTGGGCACACCAAAGTCGACTTTGAAACCCTTCCTCGCGTATCGCTGGAAGAATGGCAAGAAATCAACGAATCGAAAGATTTCGCCTTTGAAACAGGAGCAGAACTTCTCCAAAAAGAACTTCCTCCCGAAGAATGGCTCGTTGATCGGATCCTGCCCGTTGAAGGTTTCTGTTTTATTGTAGGTGCAGAAGCCACGGGTAAATCATTTTATACTCTTTCCCTCGCGGAAGCGGTTACAACGGGCAAGAAATGGCTTGACCAGTTTGAAGTAAAGAAAACCGCCAAAGTGTTATTCATTGACAAAGAAAACACTAAACGTAGAACGCAGACGCGCTTGAATGGTTTAAAAATGACCGGAGAAAACATTTGGTGGCTTAAGTATCCTTATCTCTTTGAAATCAACGACGAGAAGGAAGAATCCGGATTTTCCGCCTTCGCTCAAGCAGCGTCCCGCAAGGTCAAAAAGGAGGAAATAAATTTAATTATAGTAGACGCTTTTACCGATGTTATGGTTGGCAACGAAAACGCCGCCGCTGATACTCAAGCCTTCTTTGATGGTTTTCGACAACTTTTTCCAGGTTGTTCTATCTTAGTTCTTCATCACGCCAGCAAGCCGACCGCAGGTACGCCCAGAACTTCTGCCCAGCTTTCTCGAGGATCAACTAATATTATGGCTCAAGTTTATTCCGCTTTTTATATAAAGAATGTCCTTAAATCAAAAAATGAATTTGTTTGGGAACAAACAAAAGCCGGAGACGCAGAAAAGTTAAATAAGTTCAAGGTTGAGTTGGTTTCTATTCCTGATCCGGTCAATGTGGATAAAACAATCGTTACTGAAATTAAGTATGGCGGTGAGGTTATGGAGGAGGCCGACAAGATAACAATAGCGAAAGAGGTGATTGAGGATGCTTTTTCCGGCGAGGTAACCCTTGCCAGAGAGGAGTTGGCTGCTTCTTGTGGAAACAATGGAATTTCTTCTTCTAGTCTTGGTAAAGCATTAAAAGAAATGGTTGATGATGATATTTTAGAAATAGTAAAAAATGGTCGAAAAAGTAACTATTTTTGGAAGGGAAAAGAATGACAAAAATAAAAGTTATCCACAACAACCCATATCAAGACTCATATCAAACCCATATCAGGGTTGATATGAATCATTTAGCCTCAAAAACGACTATTCATATCAAACCCATATCAAGCACTAAAAAGGCTCTAGGCATAACCCATATCGTATATCATCACTATATATAGTGTGATATACGATATGGGTTCTAAGAGCAAGGACAATTTTGAATAAAAAAATGACAAAAGAAAACATCACTATTTTATTAAGAAAAATTAAAAAGATTCACGATATTTATTCTATTGCTAATAATGACCAAAAAATAAAAATCTTTGAAAATAGTGATTTCTTGATTAGACAATTAGAAACGCTCGGCGTTGATAAAACGTTTAGTGAAGCTCTTCTTATTTGGGGAAAAGAATTCTTGTTGGAAGAGTATGGCGATGAAGAAGAAAAAGCGTTTGGAGAGTTTAAGGAAAACTTAACCGAGAATGATAAGAAGAGAGTAGCAGAACTCAATTGTGCCCGGGCGTTTCGTTCAGCGGAACAGTTGGATCTATAATTGGGGTATTGACAATACTTATTTAAGTGTGATAGGTTGAATTATGATTAAATTTATTAGAAAAACATTTACTCTTGACGCAGAGTTAATCGAAAAACTTAGAGTGTTTGCTTATGTTAATCGGACTACTCGGTCAGAGATAATTCGAAAAGCTTTGGATTTTTATATGAAGAATCCGGAAGGACAAAGAAAATAAAAAAATTTAAACTTGGATCAAATGAAACAAAATAAGGGTCTTTCTATCCACAACAGAATTACTTTGATAATTATTCTTTTGCTTATTGCCGGTACTGCTTTCTTTGTCCATGAAATTGAAGCAGCTGGTTATGAGAATTCATTAATGCGCAATCCTTATATTATGCCGGAGAATATTAGACCAGTTACTAAATCCGAAAGACGGGCTACTACATCAGCAGTCATCGACCGCTTCTTTGAGACACACAACAGCCCACTGTATGGCTTAGGACAGGTTTTCTATGATGAAGCAGTGAGTAATGGGCTTCCACCCTATCTGATGGTCGCAATTTCTTGTGCCGAGTCCAGTTGCGGAAAGAACTATATTAAAGAAACGTCGAACTTTCTGGGTTGGGGTAGCGGAAAAATTGTTTTTAAAGACAAAGTGGAAGCTATCAAGGTAGTTGCTAACAAACTTGGAACAATGGATCGCTATAAAGACTTTAGGGAAAGTAAAGAAATTGGACAATTCTGTATTTCATATAATGCGCCGGAAGCAAGTACATATTGCCGGACCATAAGGGCGTTCATGAAGGAAATACAAGCAGTGGAGTTTGACTTATGAAAAACTATCTTTTAGCTAACTAAGCAAAAATTGAAGTCCTGATTGGGGCTTTCATAACAAGTATTTTTTTAGGGATAATTACAGGGATAATTTTAAAGATATGACAACCAGATACAAATTTTTACACAAAGGAATGAAGTCGGAACACGGAAGCCAGAAATGGTCTATCGGTAAGTGGGTAAAAATGGAAGGTGAATTAGAAATGTGTAATTGGGGACTTCATGCTTGTAAAGATGCTTACGATGCTTTTTTGTATGTGCAAGGTGAAATATTAACCGAAGTAGAATGTAAAGGAAAACACTTGGAAGAAGACAACAAAGAATGCTGGGAAGAACAGAGAGTAATTAAGGCTTGGAAGTGGACAAAGAAGGATAGTCTAAAATTAGCTATTTATTCTGCCGAATTAGTTTTACCTATTTTTGAGAAAAAGTATCCAAGTGACATGAGACCGAGAGAGGCAATCGAAGCGGTAAAAATGGTTTTGTTAAAGGATACGAAGAAGAATAGAGATGCTGCTTATGCTGCTGCTCATGCTGCTACCGATGCTGCTGCTTATGCTGCTGCTTATGCTGCTGCTTATGCTGCTCATGCTGCCGATGCTGCTGCTTATGCTGCTTATGCTGCTGCTTATACTGCCGATGCTGCTGCTCATGCTGCTTATGCTGCTCATGCTGTCGATGCTGCTGCTTATGCTGCTGCTCGTGCTGCTGCTTATGCTGCTGCTTATATTGTTTATGCTGCTGCCGATGCTGCTGTTCATACTGCTTATGCTGCTCATGCTGCTGATGCTGCTGCCGATGCTGCTCGAAAACTATTAATCAAAAAGATCCAGAAGTATTTTATGAAATTAGTTAAAGATTTGGAGGAAATAAAGTGAACTTTGAATATCAGTGGTTACCAACGATTGAAGATGTACATAGGGAAATTAAGAATTGTGAAGGAAAGCATAGTCAACAAGTATGTTTTTCTACATTTCACGATGCGTTGACTCAAGTTTGCTTTGGTTGCAAGAAAATACGCACAAACTTAAAAATAAAATGATCAATTACTTTTTCCGCTGCCTTATTCACAAACTTGTTTGTTTTATTAACCGAAGAATAGGGTATCGGGTGTGGGCAAAATATCAAGTGCCGAAAGTAAATAAGGATTAAAACACAATGAATAAGAATTATAAAAATAAATTAGTTGAATTAGCCAAAGAAATCCGTCAAATGCAATTAGGGGAAACTCAAACATTGTCTGAAATTGATTCTCTTAAAAAGGTTGGTGTTGATTGGAAAACACTTCAATTAAATTTAAAGATAAATTATTTAATTAGATATATTATGGCGTTAGAAGAGGAACACAATGTTGTTACCAAAATATCAAAGATGGAGGAGGAGATTAAGTGAGTAACAAAAAAAAGTTATCACTTATTAAACTTATTAAATACGCTGAAGATGAAATATCCGAGTGGCAAAAATTTATTAAAGATTTAAATAAGGAGTTAGAAAAATTGGAGGAAAAGAATTAAGTAATTGATTTAATTAATTGTATTGGGTTGATTTTATTCGGTTTTACATAGAGTTGTTAAGTAGGTACAACTTGATATTATCGAAAGCATAGAAGAAGCCATGTTTTACGCTGAAATAGATAAAAATACTTTTAGTAAAATGGTAATGAAGAACCATTTAAAATAGACACAAGTGGTAATTGTGCATATGGCTTTAATGAGAAGAAGAAAAGGTAGGAATACGTTGACTGCGAGGAAGGAAAGAATGAAAGATAAACAATTTATGAGAATTAAATGCTATAATCACAAATTTCCTTTTGAGCATATTGTGGGCTGGACTACCGAGTTTGAGGATACTATTTATTGTGATTTATGTAGGAAGGAAATTTATAATCCCTTTCTTACGGGCGGTTCTGGCAATACGAAAGAGTTTATTTTTACTAACTTAAAAAAATAAGGAGGAAAGAATGAAATTGGAGACCAGGGAGTTCAAGCGGCGGGAGTCACGGAATGTTTGAGATTAAGGAAATTTAATTTCACCAAACATGGCCGGGCTCGGCAGGGCGGGGGAGGGTCAAACCTCCTCCGTCCATTGAGGAAATAAGATGGCAACCATCAAACAAAAACTAGCAGTCAAGAAAATCCTAGAAAATCCTAGTTGGCCCGTAAGTAGGGCGATGAAAGAAGTTAGGTATTCTCCTAATACGATCGTTGATCCAGGAAATTTAACTAGATCGAATGGTTGGCACAAGCTTATGGACAAACACTTGCCAGATGAAAAATTATTGTCAGTTCACGAAAGGGCATTAGATGCGACAAAGACTTGTGGATCATTAACCGAATCAGGCCGAGAGGTTCCGGACATACCAACACAATTAAAAGCGGTTGAATTGGCGTACAAGGTTAAAAAGAAATTATCACCGGAAACAATGAACACTTTTAATACGGAGAATATGGTTTTAGAGTTTACTAAGAATGAAAAATGAAAGTTATAATGTCGGATTGGCAGTTAACTGTAGCAAACGACTCTCACAGGTTTCGGATAGTATGTGCTGGACGCCGTTCGGGCAAGTCAGTTCTGTCTCGTATGATCATCCTGAAATGGACATTGGAAAAGATAGGGACATATTGGATAGTTTCACCGAACTACAAACAATCAAAGATGATTCATTGGTTAGAGATTCAGAAAGAAATACCGAGAGAATGGATATTAAAGAAAAATGAAGTTGACTTATCAATCATACTTAAAAACGGCAGTATTATTGAACTTAAAGGGGCTGAAAATCCCGATGCTTTACGTGGCGTCAAGCTCAGGGGATTGGTCATTGATGAGATTGCCAGTATTAGGAATTGGGATTGGCTCTGGAGTGAGGTTCTTCGGCCTACGCTTACAGATTATCAAGCCCCAGCTCTTTTCATTTCAACACCAAAAGGTTTCAACCATTTTTATGAACTATACACATCCGGTCAAAACCCAGATAGTGATTATAAGTCTTGGCGTTTTAGCAGTTACGATAACCCTTATATTGCCAAGGAAGAAATAGATGCACAAAGAAAAGAACTTACTGAAGATACATTTGCTCAAGAGTTTCTGGCGGATTTCCGAAAACACACCGGGATTGCTCATAAGGAGTGGAATAGGGACATACACTTTATTGAACCATTTGATATTCCTGCAAATTGGCAAAGGGGCAGGGGGTTTGATTATGGTTCGGTAGATTTTACTGCATCTGTTCGGGTGGTGATTGATGATGAGGATAATTGGTTTGTTGATAATTGCTATTTGAATAATACGTCTGATGTTAAGTCGCATTCCGAGGCGATACAAGCACAGGATTATGGTTTAGGATTCATACCGTGTTGGGGTGATCCTACTGGTAAGCAATGGGTAAAGGAATTTGAAATGCACAATATTCATATACAAAATGCAGACAAAACAGTAGGACAGGGATACAAAGGTTGGGTGGATTTTTGTATAGGCAAGGTAAACGAAAGACTAAAGCCTTTGCCCGGACACACTCTTTATCTTCCCGGGGGTAGGGTGATAGAAAATGCACCAAGGCTGTTTGTTCTTAATAATGGCAAGACAGATAAGTTCGTTAGCCAAATAGAAAAACTCGGTTGGAAGGAAACAATAACGGGAGATATTGTTCCGATTCTTGACGATACAGGTGATCCGACAGGCGGACACTACGATTTGATGGCGGCAATGAGGTACTTTGCGGTGAGCTACAAGAAGTCAGATGATCAAGGTAATTACTCTGCCTATGTCCAAAAAAATAGAGAAATCAAAGATCCAGATCTCGGACTATAAAGACCTAGCCGACTATTGGACTCAAAACGAAAAGAATGAGGAATTGGCGGTTAAGTGGTTAAAAATGTTGTTTCCTGAACTTGCCAGTTTTCGGGAGTTTTTGGTTAAGTTGGATATTTCTCTTGATGATATACTTGATTATCTCTATAATTTAAGGTTGGTAAAAAATCATGGATTTGGTAATATAACTACAACAATCTTTGAGGGAAGAATAACCAAGGTAGAGGGTTTAATACGGACAATTAAGAACACGGAGACTCTTGCAAAAAAATAACATTGGTGTATAATTAAAATTGGTTAAAAGAACTTTGACTGCAAAATGTTTAATTTTTGCGGTTTTTTTATGGTTAAAAAAGATAAACAATCGGCACAATCGGAACTTTCCAGCCTTCTGTCAAGTGTTATTCAACACTATAATGAGGGCTTTACTACTCTTCAAACACGGATTTCTCATAAAGAACAGGGTTTTAATGAGTATGATAATTTATATCGTTCCTATATCCAGAAAGACAAATGGCCCTTTAATTCAAGAATTTTTATTCCCCTTTCCTTCCAGTCAATTTTTTCCAAAGGTACAAGACAGTTAACCGGTAAGGTTAAGGGCAGATTGGTGGCGACTCAATACGGCAATGAACTTGCTGCGAGAATTGGTACAGAGCTTTTGTCTTCTCAATACGACGATCACGATTACTTCTTTGAAGAGTCTTTGGTTTCCAAATGGTTTAGGATGGATCAAAATACTAGAAAATACGGGGCTTCTTTTGGTTTGGTTCCTTGGCGAAAAGAGACAAATAGCAAAGGTAAAGTTGTTTTTGACGGTTCGACCTTTGAACCGATAGACAACAGGAAGATTATGTTTCCTGATGGCGTGTCTTCAATTTCCGACAGCGATTGGGTAATTGTTGAAAGAACCGCCAAGGTTGAAGATTTAGAGAGAATAAACGACATAAGCCAATTAAAAAATGGTAAGCCGGCCTATCTTACCGAAGCGGTAGCAAAATTAAAGGCGATTAAGAATAATCAGGTAACCTTGCAAAACCCCTCAACGAATACAACTATCCGCAGTCTAACAAACAAGCGAAGCGGTTTTAGGATTTTAACTGAATACCGGAAAGATAAATGGATTACTTGGTGTCCTGATGTCGGGAATGAACAAGATGCACCCGGACTTATTTTAAGAGTTATTGATAATCCCTATAAACACGGCCTTATTCCGATTATTCGTTTAGTTTATATTCCAATAGATGATGATATTTGTGGTGTTAGTGAGCTTGAGCCGGTTAGAAGCGAACAAAAGGCCACTAATGCCCTTGTGTCAGGGTTTATTGAGTCGGTTTCAACCGAGCTTTATCCAATTATAAAAGGTCATCCAACCAATGTTGACTGGAAAACGATTGAATTTAAACCTAGGGCGGCTTGGTTAATGAATAATCCCGCAACCGACGTGGTTAGGCTCGAGGGA